TTGTATACGCTTATTCAGTTGTTTTCTATCCTGTAACTCACCCATATATACAACCTTTTACTAAAATATAAAGAGAAGAGGCTATCTTCTCCTACCCCTAGAAGCTTTTTTCTCTTTGGCGGATTTGATAGCCTCATCTTGTGCTTTTTTCTCTTCTTTTTTCTGTTCAACTAGAATCTGATACATTGTCCTTCTCTCTAAAGAACTCATATTTTCAACAGATTCATATGATATCTTACCAAAATATGCTAGTTGAAACTCCTCTTTCATCAAAGAACGAAAAGCAGTAAATCTTATATCTCTAGCCTTTTTATTATATTCGTCTGAATTAAACTCACTTAATTGTGGGACGAAAGAACTCACTAGTAATAGGCATAGCAAAATCATACAACTCACCACAAGAAGTACATTCATGGTCTACGATTGTATCTACACCAACAATAATACTATTAATAACTGTCTGCATTTTAGCACTATCCAAAGACACCATATTCTCTACATAACTACGTGCATCTACAAAATCAACCGGTTTACCATTAATAGCTGTAATGTATTTTGCCATTCTACAAATATACATCACCTCTTTATAGTTTTGATTAAACTGTTTAGCGAACCTACGTGCATATTTCTCTACATATTCTGTATCTGAATTTCTAAGTAAACGTAATGACAAAGTATCACCACTAGCAGGCAACTCAACATTAATTGGTTCTGTGAAATTATCATCTAAATACATAATATCAAAATCAGATAAGCTAATCTCATGCTCATCTACAGAACCACAATGAGGACAAGTAGAACGTACTTTATATTTATCACCAAAAGTAACCATACGTAATTGAAGAATCAAGAACATCTCATCAGCACTAATCAAACGATTAATATCAATGTTCTCAGGAGAAACAATACAGTTCCTCAAAATCTTCTTAAATACATCAGCACCTTGACTAGCATACATGATTTTCTCATCTTTAGTAGTCATACCACGTAATGTAATATTAGCAGGGATATTATCCTCTTTATATAAAATACCCTTAGATGGCAACAACACAGTAGACTCATATGCTAACTTAGTTTTCTTAGAGCCAGCCTCTGTACTCTCCCTATCTAATTCTTTAGCAATCAAATCCTCTTTATTTATATTTTCCACTTTAACCTCTTCTTTTGTAGAAACACTATCAGCAGAATATGAAGTAATATCTTTCTCTACAACTGTAGATGTAACGTCAGATGTAGTATCACCAAAAACATCTGCACCTAAATTAAATTTATTATCTTCCACTTTAAAACCTCTTCTTTTGTACTATTAATATAATATCTAAAAAGTATTGAAACTACCTAACCTTATATATACTATAAGACCATTTGACAATTAACATGAAAATAGAGATAGTAAAAAGTATTACTATCTCTACTATATTCAATATAACCATTAATCTATTTTAAGAAATCATTCCTTGACAATCGCTTACGATATATGTCCTCTATATTTTTAATAGCCATATCTGAAACATGATTATGAAAATCTGCATGCTTTCTACAGAAATGCTCATAATACGTAATGTCTGCCATTATATGGTCAAAACTTTCCTTAGACTTAGCTACGTTATGTAGTAAATCATCATTAAATTCCAATAACCTAGACCTTGCGTTAATTGCCCTAGTCTCAGAAACCTCATAAGATAGCTTGTCTATTCCCCTACTGTTAGACTCCCCTAACTTTTCCAATTTCTCAACCCTATCAATTACTTCTTTATTCAACTCTCTACCTATAATAGACAATATAATAGATAAAGGATTGAACTCAATAGGAGATATTTGTATGATTGTCAGTAAAAGTAATGTTGCTATTGAAACATCACCTATACTTATGTTCATACCCAACACAGATAACATCTCAATTAAATTCATAAAACACCACCTCTACTACATGAAAACATGATTATCTGCAACTAGCTTTAGTATTTCTATCGAAAAGTACTGTGAAATATACACATAACCATCTTAATGTAAAAGTAGAATATGATGCTATTCTATCTGCTATGAACCCCTCACAAAAATGTATATAAGATGAAATTAAGATATAAACAACAAGAGTAATACCCCAACCCCATGACGTTTATATATAAAAGACAATCACCAAAAACACTACAACTTAATATAAACAATTAAATTTTTATTAAACTGCTATACAAAAAGAAAAAGAGTGTTACATTGATAAGAGCCGAAGTAATCAATGTAACACTCTAACGGAGAAAAATATATGCAACAAAGCATACTTATCATGAAAAACCTAATCTAATCTTTATCCAATAAGAACGACAATATGTAAATTTACTGTTACGCTACGAAAGGAAATAAACAAACGTAACAGTAAAAAGGGAGGTATATGTAGATGTAACGCAATCATCCACATACAGTAGATGAGTAACCACTCTCATCCACTACATACAATATACCACAAGAAACAAAATATGTAAACCCCAAACAGAAAAACCATCCCTAAATTGTATATAAATTAAAAAAAGCTAACACCATATTCTGATGTCAGCTTTTTTAATTGACCATGGCTGTTAATCAACATAATTAATTATAGTACATGTAATTAATTATGTCAATAACCAATGAACCCACCTTAACCTCATAAACTCCTTAATATGAGAACACATAAAGATAAGTATGAAACCACACACAAACATTATAACACAAAAATAGGACGTAGCATACACTACGTCCTATAAAACTAACTAAATTAGTCTGTACCATAAATATGAGTATTTTGACCATCACGTACAAGATACGCAGTATCTACAGACAAGTTCATACTAATTTGTTTCTTATCACCACTAGAGTAGTCTAATTCACCTAAGTCTAAACTAGTCGGCCAACAACCATCACATTGCCATTTCCTCAATACTTCACCATTCGGACCATATTGAACAATCATACATGTACGTTTATAGTTATTCGCCCAACCAACTTTACCAGTCTTAGGATTATAAACTTTCATCCTCCATTGCCATAGAATATTCTCTACGTCAGGTTCGATAAAGTCTTTTACAGCAACTGTAATATCATCAGTAGTTGCTTTACCAGCTACCTTAATTTGTGAGTTGCCATAATCCAACTCAATAGGGTCATTAGATACAGTAGGTAGACCTGTACTATCACAAGCCAACTCAATAATATCACCACTTGAAGATGATGTATTATTAGAGAACTCACTTAAATCTACAATAAACCTAAAGTTATTGGTACGTTGAACCTCATACGTTGAGTCCATAGACATAAAGGCGGCATTTAACTGACTCATATCATATCCCCCTTATTAGTTGAAACTAGCACTATAATTCATTATGTTGAAAGTCAAACTAATGAACTCAGCGGCTTTAATTGGTTTAACGTAAATACTGATAGGCATACGATTGTTTTCATAATCTTGTGCAGTAGCTTCTAACACAATTTTATAATCATACAACCCACCATTATTTTTAGCATTAATCAAAACTGGCTCGATAAGAGTTTTCCAACGCTCCCAAGTAGCATCATAGTTTTGCTCGAATACAAAGTACCTAGACTTCATAGCAATGCTACGTTCTAAGAAACTCATTAACCTACGAACATTAACCCTATCCAATGCAGTTGGTTGACGTTGAAGTGTTTTGTTACCCCAGATAACAATACCTTGACCGATAAAGTTTGTGATACAGTTTACAACATTCCTATGACCATACAAAGCATCACGTTCACCCTGTGTAGGTGAATACTCTGTATTAATAGCTTTAGTAATCCTACCACGATTCAAACCAGCAGGTGCTAACCAAGGGAAACCTACCTTATCATTATATGCATACTGACCAGCTACGAAACCACTAGGTGGTAGCCAAATGTTTTTATTAGTGAAACTATCGCTAATTTGTAACCACGGCCAATACAATGCACCATAAGATGTATCAAGACCATTTTGATTAGTGTATGAACCCTTACCATTTGACCAATTAACCATCTCTTGTACACCCATACCGAATGGTGGGTCTACGATAAAGATAGAATCGGCACGGTTCTCAACAATATGTAAACCAGCCTTAATAACACTAGCATCACTCCAACCACTAGCAGTTAATACATCAATAGTAACTGTTTCAGGATTAGAGAAACTTTGTAAACCACCACCAGAAACATCACCAATGATGTCATTAGCAGTAATTCCCAAGATACCATCATCACCACCACTAAAGATTAACGTATCTTCAGCATAGTTAACAGATGTATCTGTATCTACTTTAGCATTAACACGAATAGAGCCATTATTAATAATAGTCTCAACAAATCGTGGAGATTTAGGGTCTATAGATAATGTACTGAATTGCTCAACAACATTACCATTTTCATCAACAATGCTTACATTAAATGTTTGAGTAAACTCATCAATAGCACTGAAAATAGCAGAACACCCATTTAATTTAGAATCAAAGTATTTTGACTCTAAGAGTACTTTATTTGTACCCTTTTT